ACTATGCCAAAAACGAATACAACTCTGCTATATGGCAAATGCCAAGTAAAGCAGATACTTTATATCTTTTTCCATCTTGGTTAACTCATTGTGTAGAACCTAACTTAAATAAAAAAGAACCTAGAATATCAATTAGTTTTAATTTCGAGCTTGACAAAAGAGTGGTTTTGTGATAGGATATATGTATGTATAAATTTAAAGAAGATAAGATTTTGAATGATGTTAAAGATTATATTGATGGCACTTATGGTGGTCATTATGCACAATCACAACGTCAATCAACTGAAATCATAATCGACCAAGGACACGGCGATGGTTTCTGTATGGGTAATATTTTGAAATATGCCCAACGTTATGGCAAAAAAGAAGGCAAGAATAAGAAAGACCTTATGAAAGTTATTCATTATGCTGTAATACAATTGTCCCAAGACCATTACAAAGAACCTGAATTAAGGTCTGTAATGTCTGAAAAATATAATAATAATTAAGGAGATTATATAATGCAATTAAGTGAAAGTACAAAAGAGATACTTAAAAACTTTTCTGAGATTAATCCTAACTTAGTGATTACTCCTGGTAAACAATTAAAGACTATCTCTACAATGAAGAATATCCTTGCTACTGCTAATGTTAGTGAAGATTTTCCACAAGATATCGCTATCTATGACTTGAATGAGTTTTTAGGTGTGATGTCTTTATTTACAAAACCAACATTTGCTTTTGATGACAAGTCGTTATCTATTAGTGAAGAAGGTACATCAACAAAATCAAAATACTATTTTGCTGATCCGTCTATCTTAACTGTTCCACAAAAAGATGTAAAAATGCCTGAAGCAGAGGTATCGTTTACACTTACTGAAACAGATTTAACTAAAGTTAAGAAAGCGGCTGCTATGTTACAACTGCCTGATATTTCTATATCAAGTAAAGGTAGTGATATCATGTTATCAGCAATTGATAAGAAGAATGATACTGCTAATAACTTTAGTATTAAAGTTGGCGAAACAAACTCTAAGTTTGAGTTTCATTTTAAAACTGAACATTTAAAAATGTTACCTGGTGACTATAATGTTTCTATCTCATCAAAATTAATTAGTAATTTTAAACATAAATCTAAACCAATTGAATATTGGGTTGCGTTAGAGAATACAAGTAAATTTACTGGATAATTAGATGAGGTTATATTATGGAAAACTTTTTATGGGTAGAGCAATATAGACCTACCAAGATTGACGAATGTATCTTACCAACTGATATTAAGAATACATTTAAACAAATAGTTAAACAAGGTGAAATACCTAATTTATTATTATCAGGTACTGCTGGCACAGGTAAAACTACTATTGCGAAAGCATTATGTAATGAACTTGAATGTGATGTAATGATGATTAATGGTTCAGACGAAGGTCGTTCCATTGACATTGTAAGAAATCAGATTAAGAACTTTGCCAGTACAGTTTCATTATCAGAAACAAATAAACCTAAAGTAGTAATTGTTGACGAAGCAGATTATATGAACGCTGAGTCCGTTCAACCTGCATTAAGAAACTTTATAGAAACGTTTAGTAATAATTGTAGATTTATATTTACATGTAATTACAAAAACAAAATTATACCTGCAATTCATTCTAGGTGTACTGTAATTAATTTTACAATACAAAATAAAGATAAAGAAAAATTAGCAGGTTTATTTCACAAAAGATTATCCACAATACTAGAACAAGAAAACATTGACTTTGATCCTAAGGTCTTGGCAGAATTAATTATTAAATTCTATCCTGACTTTAGAAGAACAATCAATGAGTTACAACGTTATAGTGTAAGTGGTAAGATAGATACAGGCATATTAGTTTCTATTACAGAAATGAATATCCAAGGTCTCAATAAAGCATTGAAGAATAAACACTTTGGTGATATGAGAAAATGGGTAGTAGATAATGTTGATAAAGACGCTACTGGTTTGTATAAAGAACTCTATCAAAACTTTTATGAAGTTTTAAAACCTGAGACAATACCTGCTATGTGTATTTTATTAGCAGAGTATCAATACAAGAATGCCTTTGTGGCAGATCCTGAATTGAATATGGTCGCTTGCCTAACTGAAATAATGGGTGAGTGTAAATTTAAATGATAGGTTTAGGATACTTAGACTATTGTCAAAAACGTATAGACGAAGGACTTTCAACACAACAAACTAAAACTGGTTTTGGTTTCGAGGATCCAGGACAAGAACGTTTTGTAGTTTACTTTGCAAGAACTCATCTTATTGACCACGAGACTGGTATAGAATCCAGAGGGTTGTTGAAGATTGGTCGTGCCAAGTTTGCTACTGCTTTACAACGTAGTCGTAATCAACCTGGTTGTGATTTTCGTATCTATGCAGAAATAGTTTGTGAAACAAATAATCAAATCAAAGAACTAGAAAAGGTAGTAGAAAAATTTTTGGTTGATAAACATGTTGAACTTACACAAAATCAAAGAGAACTATACAATATAAAAGATGATGAAATACGTCCTACTATTAAGGCAATATTAGAACATATATATTATTTTGAACCTAAAGAGGTATGTTATTATGGTATATGATTATTGGCATTGGACAGATGTAGTATCAGTAGAAGAAAGAAAAAACTTTATTCATTCTTTTATGAATGATAAAATAGGTGAAGAAAAAAAAGAACTACAAGGTCATAATGAAAAAGGCAATATGAAGAATGCTGATGTCTATACAATATCAGCAGGCAGAATGCCTCAACTTAATCGTTTCTTTGACACAGCATACAAAGTCAACCAAGAGAAGTTTGGTTACAATGTATATCCTAAAAGTAACTTAGATGTTTTATTACTTAACACTTACAAGTTAGGTATGAACTATGATTGGCATACAGATGCTGCCAGAGATTTAACATATGATATTAAACTAACTTTAATTATGAACTTAACTCCTACTTTCTATGAGGGTGGTAAGTTTGAATTATGGAATAATCATGTACATAGTATTGATTTTAAACCTGGTGATATGATTATGTTTAAATCAGGTTTACATCATAGAGTTACACCTGTCGCTAATGGCGAAAGAATATCTTTATCACACTTCATTACAGGACCTAGATTTATATGAACGAATACAAATTAACAGATTACTTAACATCTATTAACTGGTCTAAAAAGAAGTTAATGGATACAGATGATAAAACATGGGAGAAAAAATATCCTTCTTTTATCATTAACAAAGGTCTATCTTATTTTGCAGATACAGTTATGTTTGCAAATGAAATGAATAGACTACACCATGCCTCAAAGCATATGCAATTTACGTTTTTACTAAATACTATTAGACCTCGAAAGAGGTTTAGTAAGTGGTTAAAGGCTAGCAAATTGGCAAACCTAGAGCTGGTTAAGCAGTATTACAAATACAACAATAAAAAGGCACAAATAGCACTTGACTTACTCACTAAACAACAGGTTGACTATATTAAAGACAAACTACATAAAGGTGGGAAAAAATGAGTGATATTGTAGAATGGAAACCAGAGAGCATGCTTGAGGTCAAACTCAAAGAACCAGATGATTTCCTAAAGATTAGAGAAACACTTACACGAATAGGTGTTGCAAGTAGAAAAGAACGTAAAATATTCCAGTCTTGTCATATATTACATAAACAAGGCAGATATTTTATTGTACACTTCAAAGAATTATTTGCTTTAGATGGCAAAAAAAGTAACATTACATCTAACGATATTGAAAG